CTCTAATTGCCATCTACCTTTTTCAACATTCCATTCCGTAGTTGTAACTTTATAATCCGGCCAATGTGTTGAAGTTGTAAAACTAGGAATACTCCACAGAATACGATTATTAGGTTGAGCTGCAAAAAAACCGTTATCAAGAGCCAGAACATGAGCACACTTATGCTGATCAGGTATTTCGGAATGTTCAGTATCCAAGATATTAGGTTCTGGATGTGCCCAATCAATTGTGAATAAATATTCGCCATGAATAAATTTTTTATCCTTTCCTAAATATCTACAACGTTGTCCTATTAAAAAATCAAAAGTGCTAACAGAAGGATAATAACTAAATGAATTCCATAACTCAAGATCTTCGAGATCTGGACGTTCCACTTGTGTGTTATGCACATCACTGCTGTTTCCTCTTTGAACAAAAGCAGAGATAGGAAGCCTCCAATATATTGCACCATTCGTAAGTAAAGCATGAAATAAGATTGCACGCCCTGGAATGCTTGCAATACCAATGACCACACAATCTTCAGTTTCGCCATGATGTTCTCGTAAGTCATATAAATATTCTCTTCTTATTTTACAATATATAGGTGGTATGTTAGCATTTAAATAAGACATTACAAGTTAACATTTCCATCTTCTTCTTGCTTGTCTAATTCTTGAATTAGGATCTTTTGCTGCATTTGGAAACATTTTCATTTGTCCTGCAGATCTTGCACAATATGATTTTCTTCTTGCAGCATTTTTTGGTCCTGGGTTATCTTCTGTTACTGCTGTTGATAGTTTAGAACCTGGATTCATTCTTCTGTATGCTTTAACACCAGCTTGTGTCATCCCAGCACCAGATTCAGTTGAACGATAATTTTTTTTATTTCTTGGTGGCATTCCACCTTTTTCATAACCAACCATCATTCCAAGATTAGCCATTAATACTTTTGAATTTTTATTTTTATCTGATTCTTCTGTTTCTTCTTCAGAAAGACTTATTTGTCTTGGTTTAACTCTTAAACCAGTTTGGTTTTTTAAACCATACATATCTTGTTCAAAATCTGCAAGAGTGCCAAATTTTACAATAGGCATGATATTTACTTATCTATAAATAATGTAATATTTAATGCGCTTATATTTGCAGTTACACCAACACCATCTATGATACCAGTTCCATTTCTGCCTGCATATAAAACACCATCTTCTGGAAGGTTTAAAGTTTCTGTTCCGCCTGCTCCAACAGATATTGCGATATAAACTTGTGTGTTAACTGAACTACTTACAGTATTAACATTTGCTAATCCATTGATAATCGCTGTACCAGCAGGTCCAGTAGATTGAGCCATAAATCCTCTTAATCTTGTAGGACCAGTAAATAAAACTGCATTAGTCGATGTGCCTGGACATACGACTGGTTTTACATCTGACTTCATAATTTCTCCTTTTGATAAGGAGCCCTTTCGAGCTCCTTAAATTAATTTATTATGCTACTTGTGAATATTCAATTAACCATCTAAACGAACCACGCGCACTTGGTGTAGTTGTATTAGTGATGTTTAAAAATATATCTCTAGCTGCAGAAGCATACAACGGACTTGCCGCTGGTGTAGCACTTTGAGCAGTAGTGTTTAACAAAGTAGTATTGTAAAAAGCTCCTGCTGGAACCGATGTTCCTGTAGCAAGAATATCATCAGCATCAGTTGCTACGATTTGAGCTCCTGAAGAAGAAGTTCCAACCTCGTAACCAATATTTCCTGAAGCAACAGTTGCAGTAGTTACACATAATAGTGATATTCTTCTTATAACTGTATTAGCTGGTTGAGCAAATGTAGAAATACTATCTCCAGTAGTTGCGCTTAATGTTCCTGTAACAATACCTTGTAACATAACAGCTGGTGAAGTTACTACTGTACCATCTTGATTAATTACAAAATTATTTGTGTAAGCTCCAGTTGTAGAGTTTTGAGTTGCCCCAATAAATCCACCTAATGATCGGACTGGACCCGAAAAAGTTGTTAGTGCCATAGTTATATTCTCCTAGTTAATCTAATCTAGTCTCTAGGCCGTCCACTATACGGGTCTAGATCAGAAGTTTATGTATAGTTATTTGATTATAAAAGAAAAAGGGGCTTATGTAAACACAAGCCCCTTTTAAAGACTCTTAATTAATATTAAGCAGCTCCTGGTGAACCAAAGATTCCTCTAGCGTCAGAAAAGCCGAAGCTGTATCTTTCTCTAGCTTTAAATCTTACGTTACCAGTGTCAAAATCACCTTCAATCGCTGTTTTAATTGGCGATCTTACAAAGTGTTTTAAACCGTTTGGAGCATCAGTCATTATGAAGAATGCATCTGTGTCAGTTAAAAAGTGATTAACTCTATAACCTTGTGGAATCATTCCCATATTTTTGATTGCATTAATATCATTGTCAGCTGTAGCAACTCTAAGAGGTGATTTTAAAATTCTCTCAGCAGTAAATTGTAATTCTTTTGGAATAATCAATTTAGTTCCTTGAAGAGCTATTTTTAAACCTCTTTCGTCTACAAAAGCCGCAATATCAATTAATGATTGCTCTAATGAAGTTTCTGACAAATCAGCAGGTGTAGCAAGTTCGTTTGAGAACGTACCACCGTTTGCTAATGGATGTAAAGTTGAACATAATTCAACACCATCACCACCAGTTACAGTATTACTAAAAGCATTGTTTAGAACGTCAGCCGCAATCTGTTGTTTAGTTTGCGACATTGATCTAGCTAATGCTCTAGTGTATCTAGCTGCAAGTCTGTCGTAAAGGTTATCTTCAATTGCTTCCTCAGTTATCGCAAATGCTAATGCAAATGTTTGGTGAGTATATCTTGAAGTGTACGCTTCTGTAGCATCGTCAAACACTACTGGAGCACCTTCACTTTTTGCTGCTGCTGCTGCAAAACCAGATAACATTACTTCTTCTTCGAAAGCTCGATCAGAAGTTTCTGTTAAAAAGATTTCAGCATGCTCATTGTCATATCTGTTATATTCCAGGCCGAATAGTGCATTCAATCCTGGCTCTAGTTCCTTGACTAGTTGCGAACGTGATATAGCCATAATTTATTCTCCTATTATAGACCTGTTCCGCCTTGACGGAAAAAGTGATTGTTAATTCTAACAAGAACTCCAACATTGGATGATACGTTAACATCACTGTTAAACACATCTTGTGATATATCAATTGCTTGAACCACATATGTTCCTGCTGTACCAGATTCAGACACGTCTAGGGTTACTTTTGATATCCCTGTTTGTGTTGATCCTGTTACGTTTGTTATGGAAAAGTTTTTAAACAAATCTGCAACAACGAAAGTAGCATCAGCTTTTATTTCAAATACTGTATCCGGTCCATCAATAACTAAAGCGATAATATCGCTAGCATTGATTGAGCCTGGGTAGTAATTTAAAAAAGTTGGCTTCTGAGTTGTTGGATCTGTATAAAAACAACCATTAAAAACACCTACAACCGCATCAGAAGTATTTGCAACAGCTCTTGAAATATTTCCAGAGTCTAGTGGTTTTACTAGGTCTCCTTGAAATATTGCTGTAGAGTTGTTTGCAGCAATTCTGTAACGGTTTTGAGCGTTAATAAATGGGCTTCCGTTAAGTTGTCTAGATGGTTTTAAACCATATTGTTCAACTACGTTTGGCATATTTATTTTCTCCTTGTTAAGTTTTTATACAGTGGTCGACTTTTGTCAAAAAATTATGACTTACGTCCACCACCAAAAGTTACGCGAGATTGTCTACTAATATTAATAGGCATCTCCGGTCGTTGTTCCTTCATCAGATCGTGATCAATCGCTGTAATTCTGTCTCGAGTAATTCTTTTAAAATACTCTGCGCGTGATCTTACAATCTCTTCCGGTATCCTAGCCAACACTAGGCCAGCAACCCCGATCAACCCTGCGTATCTGCCGTCATGGATAACTGGATAATTATGTTCTCCGATTTGATTTTTAATCTCTTCAGATTTTACAAATACCCAACCTTCTCTCATTTTCTTCGATACATTTGCAGTATCTTGAAAACCCATTGACTCGACTCTAATCCATCTATGGACAAAGCCGTCTGGCGCAGGTGGTGCATCCAGAGATGATGGTGGCGTCCAAGGTTTATTCCTTGTTTGTTTAACTTCTTCAGACGCGCGTGAAGTTCTTTTATTTTTATCGCTCATACTAATTAGCCTCCTTCACGTATTTAGCGTATTCTTCTAGTGGCACCCCTAATTTTTTGGCAATAGCCACCTGTGATTTGGTGAGTCTCACAGTTCTGCGTCCTTCTTGTTTTCTTCCAGCGGAAGCAACAGTCTGAACGGGTTTTCTTTGTTCTTGTACAAACTTATGAGGGAAAGATTCCGTCATGCGTTTGTTTATCTCATTATAATACTCATCGCTCTCAACTTCAACACCCATGCCCACTATGTCTTCATGAATGGTGAAAGCTGCATTTGTCATGATTTTATCATTACCAAACCAAGTATTTTTTTGAGCCCAATTCCTAGCTTTTTCACTAGGTTGTTGCGGAACTTGTTCATTATTAGCTTGAGGTTGAACAAAAGTTTCAGGTGGTTTTTCTTTAACCTGTTTAAGCCTTTGTTCTCTATCAGCTACTCTAATTCTTGCTTTTTCTTTCTCAACAGCAAGTCTTGTAAGCTCATCAGTCGCCTCCATAACTTTAGTGGAGTCTTGAGCTTCAGTAGCTTCCTTAAGTTTTATTTTAGCTTGTTCTCTTTGAGCATCAATTCGAGCTTCATATTCTTTAATATAAAGTTCTTCTCCAGAATCATACTTTAATTCAAACTCATTGTATTTTTTCTGTAATGCTTTCGCATAATCTAACGCTGCTTGTTCTCTACGTTCAGATTCACGATATTTTCGAGTTAGCTTATCTATTCTTTTTTGAACACCTTCAGATAGATTTGATAAATCATCTGGGTCTTCTTCTTTTCTTTTTTCAACTTTAACTTGAGTAGGTTTTTCTTGTTCTTCGATTATGATTTGTGATTTTTCTTCTTTTTTATTATCATGACCAGTGTATCCAAGATCCACTTCACCAACATTAAGGTTGTTTTCTTGTTTTACATCCTTAGATTGTTCTTTTACTTGAACGTCTGTTTCTTTAACATCATCCAAGTCTAATTCAACCTCAGGTTGTCTTTTATTTTCTTCAACCATTTTTTATCTCCTTAGTATAGATGAAGAACGTCTGACGGTTTCCTAACAATACCTATAATCTCATCATCATTTAAAATACGGTGTTCACCATATTTTGTTTTGAACCTTGAGCCAGCATATCTACCATACATGATAAACATACCTTGCTTACACCACGCGCCCTCAGGGAATTTATCTTTATCTTTATAACAAAGAGATCCCATTTTAATTACTAAGCCAATGACTGTTGTCATTTGAATAGTTTCATGTGCTTGTTGTGTAAGTATAACTCCCCCATCAGTCTTACTCCTTCCAGAATAAGGTCTAACTAACATTCGATACCCAACTGGATCGGGTAAACAATCTAAATATTTTTTTATACCTTCTGGGTCTGTAGGGATTTTAATACCTTCTTGTTCGGTATCATCAGTTTTAGGAAGGATGAGTTCCTTATCCGGTGTTATTATCGTCATCGACATTCTCCTCTTTTTTTAGCAGGTCTTTAAGATCCTGAAGCAGCACTTCTAGAGCACTGAGCTTGCCCTTAGCATAGTGGAGCCTGTCGAGGGTGTCTATACCATAGCACATATCTTGCTTGGTTTCATCGATGCGTTTTTTGATGTAATTCTTGACTGTTTGTAGTGTTCCTATATCAAGCATAATTATTTTTAAGTTTTCTTATGATATTATATGATTCACCACTGTCAAATTCTTTCTGAAGACCTAATTTATAAGACCATTCTTTAGCATTAGTACCTTTTATAAAAATTTCATTTAAGTCTTCTCCCCATTTCCTTACACCTCTTTGGAGATATTGTTCTCTTCTAATTCTTTCTTGTTCGGTAGTCTCATTACCATCCCAACTAGACTTACCATGAAAATGTAAAGTTAGTGAATGATTTGCTATCATTGTTTTATAACCTCTTATGGCACATCTTATTCTATAATCCATATCCTCACCACCACAATTAGAAAAGGTATAATCAAAGTAACCAATTGCATCATGTACTTGATAAGGTATTCTTCCTAAATACATTTGCATAAAAATTCTCTCTTGTAAGTGATTAAATTTAAATTGTTGTTGATGAAATTTTACAATTTGTTCTAAATATTTTTCTTTGCCAATATATTCATTAAGTTGCATACATGGAGAAGTTTTAAATTCTGCTGAAGTATATAAATAGTTTATATTGCAAGCAGGTATGAGTATTGCATCATCTCTTTGTTTTAATGGTTCAAACCAATTGTCTGT